AATCTAAATGTGCATGAGATTGGTATTCTTCTCTCTGCACTTCAAAGTTTAGAACTGAGTGAAGAGAATATGATTGCCAGAGACTATGGAAGTGCGCCAGCACTGTATAACAAACTCTATACCCTCTGGGAGCGAATGGACACTTCTAAAACTGGACTACGGTACGACCTGGTGCCGTCCTTCTGACGTATAATACCTTCATACACAAGGGAATGCCCCATGAAACGACCTATCACCTTCACCTCTGGGCAACTTCTGGATATTATTTCTCTCCTGGAAGAAAAGGAGAATGCTCTGTTTGATGCACATGATAAGGGTCTTGCCACATATTATATGCAGATGGGAGTTCAGTTTCAGCGAATGTATGATCTTCTGCAGGGACTTCCTGGTGAAAAGCGTGTTGCTCAACTTTCGATTGCCGAGAATCAATGAAAACCTCCTACATTTTCCTGGCATTTATCGGCATTCTGATGTATAATGTGGTTCTGATCAAACGCGATCAGGAACTGTTCAGGGCATATGATACCAAATGTGCCGAAATTTCAAATTCTCATTCCCGTTGCCATCTTTCCAAATGAACGATTCTGACATTCAACAATTCATCAAAGCATTTGACGATTTCATGAAACATGCCGAGGTACAGGAACTTTACCATCAGGGTAAGATGGCATATCTTGAATATGAGAAGAATGCCAAGAAAGCAATTCATGATGAAATCGAACAAAAGGCAGCAGAACTGGAAGTGACGGTTGATTATTATCTTGCCGAATTCATGTAATATGGAAGATAAAACCAAACTGATCTTTGCACTTATGCAGATTGATAATCTTACTTCTCTTCTGGAGGGTAATGAGTATCAATCTTTTTTATATTCACATCTCATTCCTCTTCAGGTTGAAATTCAAAGACAATTGACAAATCTCACACATTCATCTACAATTAAGAAGTAATTTACACAAGCAAATGAAGTATCTGTATATTGTTGATTATTGGGTTCCTTTTCCTTCTTCCGAGTCTGGTGGAATGATTAATGTCATTGCCGAAAATGATGTTGAATGTTTCAATCTTCTTTGTGAAGAACGTGCATTCGATCAGAACTATCAGGATAAGATTATGCCAGCAGTTGTAAAAGCACAAAAACTACCTCTTGCCGAAGAGTTTGAGTCTGCCATTATTGAAGCATTTACAACATGATTGTTGATTTTCCTCATACTGCCCCAGAAGGTTACTCCTATGAGTACGAAAAGTTTAATAATCGATTAATTGCCATTTGGTTACTGTGCCATCGTCATTTTGACTATAATCACGGCAAACCAACCAAAACCATCTGGGGATTCTATTCACCAAAAAAGAAAGAGTATTATGCTCCTATCAACTCATCTAAGTGTGGTGATAAAGTAAGAATCGAAAATACACGCAACTATAGTGCCATGCTAATTCACAGAACACCACTTGAACTTGCCATGTTATGATATCAGTCTGTGAAGGACTTCATGTTCAGTACAAACACTTTATTGGAACCATTCGATTTGTTACTGACTCATATCTTACCATTTGCATACATAATGGTAAGAGAAAATTAAATGATGTTTGTATTGTAGTGTATCGAACTGATTGGAATCAAATACGATTATACAAAGAGTCTGAAAAATGAAAGAAGAATCGTCATATCCATCATTACCAGAACAGGCATCAAATCTTGCTAATTTTAGTTTTAATGTAGTTCGTTCCGCAATTATATCAAATGATTCTCCATTTGCCTCTGATGAAATTCAATCCGAACGATGGAGAATCTGTAAGTCCTGTGAATACTATGATCCAAGACAATTCCGATGTCGTCACTGTGGATGTTTTCTAGAAGCAAAGATTAAATTTACAATCGATTCCTGTCCGCTTCAAAAATGGACAGTATCTAATTCAGAACCAATTATAGAAGAGAAGAAGATAAATCAAATTTCCACTTCTTCTGATTTTCCAACTAATCCCAGTGTTGATGAAATCTTTGAAAAGAAGAATGAAAGTGGAAAACCAATTACCTGGAAATATGATGGTAAAATTTGGAGAATTGTAAATTGAAAATGTGGAGAATCTGGGCAAAGGCACTCGGACAAAAAGGATCCAAATGTAATCATGAGTCAGATAACATTGCCATTATTCGCACTGTTATTTTTCTTTCTTATTTGATTACAAATCTGTTCATTATTGCTGGTGTAATTAGACACTGGAATGATGACTCTACCCGAGACTGTAATCGCGCTTATAATACTCTAACCATAAAACCAGTAATATCCTTTCCAACTAAACCTGCCGGGATTGCGTAGGCTTTTAATGATTCCCGTACCAGTACCGGATTCACTTAATGAACGCACAGCATTCACAATTGATTCATGGCGGGGACCAATCAACCCTGTTTTTTTATGAACACCGAACACCGATTTCTTTTTAGATTTTTCTTCTAAGATCTGCCACTTGTGTCCATAGGCAGTACCACCATTCCGTGCAGCAAGTAGAATATTGCTATTCTTATTCGGATTACCTGTAATGGATAATGCTGCCATACGGGCATTTTCATAGTCAGTACATAAACCTGTTTCTAGATTCTTTCCTCTTATTTTTAGACCACAGTGCTTACCATTACCTCTGTTTTGTTCTGTAAGAATACCCCAGGGTTCTATCTTTGCCTTTGCTTTTTCTGTGCCTTCGGGTGGTTTTGTTTCTTTAATGAATACTACTGTATCTTCGGGTGATGTAGTATTATAACCTTCTGCACTTTCAAACGTATTGTATTTTTTAATCCAATGTTTTTCTCTTTCATTTAATAGACTCTCATCACATTCATCAATTTCTTTAATCATAAAGTTGTGATTACCATATTTACGCATGGCACGATGTAATGGTTTATCACTCATTCGTATTGCTTCTTGAATGTGCTGTTTCCACCTCTTGTTCATTCCCTGAGTTGTTTGACCGATATATTTGTACCCATTTTCTTTGTTGGTGATGAGATAGATGATTCCTCTGCTCATTTTTTATAATACACTACTCTCCATATATATGATAGACAACGCTTAAAATATAACAGATAATGATGTATTGAATAGAGGGTGTAATTCTGAGTCATTTTGATCAAATATTTGCAAAAACATATGTCAGTGAATTGTAACAATCTGTGGAAAAGTGTGTGGAAAACTTTAAATACTTGTAAATGCTTATAAATGCCTCTGAATGCTTCTGAATACTTGTAAATGCCTCTAGTTCTTGTAAATGCTTATAAATGCTTATAAATGCTTATAAATGCCTCTAGTTCTTGTGACCTAAACCTGCATAACATAAAACGCGCAGATTGTCAAGTATTGCCGCCGCGCCAGGTGCGAGATCCCACATAGACTCATAAGACTCGTCGAGATCGATCACAAGATCTTATATCAGTAATTCTTAACATTTGATACGAGATCGCATATATATCAACATATGATATCACTTGACATCGTTACGAGATCATGGTATCATATACATGTATTCAAAGTTCTCGACGAGTTTTATGTACGACGACTACGATCTCGACTATACATACGCAAACGATTACGGACAAGACCTCGACGAGTATTCATATGATCTCGATGAGGATTATGCACGAGATGGGCAGGATTATCAAGATCTTGCATATCGTCATTACGCATGATATAATATCACAACAACACACGAGATTCCTATGCCAATCGCACAGAAACGCCTAGTACAAGTTACACTAGACATCGAGTGTTATGATGATCTAGATGTAGAGAATATCGACTGGAAAGATCTACTAGATCTTGAAGGTGATGAGACTGTATATTCTAGCATTAAAGAGCAAGAATTCCCATATTGATGTGACAGTTTCTGAACTGTCTTTTTTTTGATTCTTTATAATATTTTATGGCAGGACCAGTGACGATGTATTGTCGTCCGCAGGGATACCTCTCCCCTCATCAGATTGTCCCTATAAGATACCAGATTAATCTCCAGCGTGGTAAGACCCTGTGCCAGTTCTTCAAGTGGCACAGAGGCGATTGTAGAAGGGTCTGGTGGGGTTATATTGGTTTCGTTCCCGAGGAATTCAAATGGTTTTCATGATCTCTCAGAAGAACGGTTGCACTTATACTCTGGATCCCGAATGTGATGAAGATCTGATGTATGCTCCGCTGCTGGAAGATGGATCGTATGAAACTACTCTGGGTGCTTATAAGTTCGTGGAATGGGAATCCTTTGACCCCTTCACGGATCGTGATATCCTAGAAGAGGCAGCACGTTGCCACCGCCTGCTGCTGGCAGATGTGCCGCCTGCCTAAGTGGCACAAGACCCCTTGTGCTCCTGATCAATCCCTGATAATCTACATTCGTTCCTGAGAAATCCACCATGCAAACCACCTATCGTGTGATTGGTTTCGGTCATGCTGATCATGGGTTCTTTAATCAATTCGCATTCTGCAGCACAATTGGTTATGCTTGCGGAATCTATAATGCTCATCTTCAAGATCCTGAAATGGATGGTGCCGTGATCATCCGAGTCCGCCATGAAACGTGGGAAGTGATTCAGGAATTCAGCGACTATCCTATTTCGATTGTTTATGGTCCGCTGGGCAACTTTAAGGTTGAAAAGTCACCCGAACTGGTGATGGTGTGACACTCTAGAAACTGGCACAGGGGTGGTTGCGGTTCCGCTGCCACCCTGTTATATTACATTCATACCAAACAAATTCACCCCGATGAAGATCATCTGCACCCGCCAGAATGAAGACAAAACCTACGATGAAGTTGGTATGAATAATGCATTCCTGACTTCGCATTATAAAACCACGAATGGTTTCCTTCGTTATGGCATTCCGACTCACTTCTACGGTCACACTCTTCGCCTAGAAGTTTGGTACGGTGATAACATCTACCGTGCCCCTGATAAACTACTCTATGTGACGGTTTAGAAACTGGCACACAGGGGGTTGCGAAACCCCCACAACCCTGCTACATTACATTCGTTCCTGAAACAACCACCATGTCCGTGACCTTCACCGCTAACTACAAAGAAATCTTTGCTGCTGAGACTGTTGAATTCATCGACGGTCTGCTGGAGGACAACTATGCTCTGGATGACATTCTGGAGTTCGTTGATCAAAACTCCGAAGAGGATCTTGTTTCCTATTACGTTGAGTATGTGGAGCAAGGTGAGAATCTGGGTTATGTTGTTGTGGATGCATTCGTAGAGTATCACGGTCTCTCTTGTGTTGAGCACTGTGGTGATGCCTACCGTGGCATGTATGATTCTGAGGCAGATTTTGCTGAGGAATTCACTCATGAAATTCACGGTGATATTCCTTTCTATGTGGTCGTAGATTGGCAGGCAACGTGGGATAAAAATCTGCAATATGATTTTGATTTCGTGGATGGGTTCGTGTTCCATCGTAACTTCTGAACGAGATCGCATACGAGATCATGTGCGAGATATCACATGATCTCATTATTATCATCATAACGAGATATACATAATCATATGAGGAACGGGTTTGCCTCAGCATTCAGTAAAGTTACCCTGCGCGTCGAGATAATCATATCATATAAGGTAGAGTGGGTAACATAAGGCAGGGAGTGGTGTCCCTGCCTTTTTTTTTATGTTTATGTGCAAGAATATGTGCTTCACCCCACTCACCCCTTCCCACACCATTATAATGTGCTTTTGTTATAAATAAAAACAATATGATGAGCGAGAGTTCAATCCTATCTCTGGCAAATAAAATAGGACATAATATACATGTGACGAGTAAGAATAATTTAAAAACAGGACGATTCCTGACAAGATCTTATGTTTAAATCTTGTCACTTAGGAGTCATATTTTTGTGTCTTAAAGCTTATAATCCCATCTTCATCCTTAGCAAAGCGATTCTAGCGAATATTTGAGATCTTGTCAAGCCCCTTGTTCCTGACTGAAATTTTCAGGAATTCTGAATTTTCAGAAATACTGAAAAAGCGTAAAACCTGAAAAAGTCTTGTGACAGTTGAACAAGTGGCACAGACCTGGTTGCGGATGCCGTGATATCGTGCCATACTACATTCGTGGTTGAGAAACGCAATCTCCCACACCGTTCTTTCGCTCTTTTCACTATCATGGAACTGACCAAATCCTTCCCGCCTGCTGATGCTCTGATCGAAACTCTGCAGGAGATTGACTATCGTAAACACTACAACAACTTCATGGACGTTGTTGTAACTGTGTGTGCATTCATCGCTGCCGTTGCTACTGTCATTCGTGATAAGTGGCAGCAGTATGATTGCACCGAGCGTCTGCAATTGTTCGTGCTTCGTGTAATCGAACTGGCAAAGACTTTCTATGCCTGGGTGATGAATGTGTTCGTGCCCAACGTGAAGTCTTTCTACGATGATTGCCGCAGCGTTTATAACTTCCTGCGGACGGTCTGAAAACTGGCACAAGGGGTCTTGTGTTCTCATGAGATCCCTGCCATACTACATTTGTTGAGAGGGAAGAACAAAAGGCGGTTCCCAACCACCCCGACAACTAGAAGCGGGGACATGCGGTTGAGGTAAAAGTAATTACCGTGCCCTCTCAATTTACATTTGTTCCTGAGGTACTCCAATGTGCTGCTTTCACACTGAACAAGATCCTGCATTTGGACACTACACTTTTCAGGTGTCGCAAGTATCCCGTGAAGATGCAATCGAACTGGCAAATGTTCTGAGGCAATCTGATTCTGAGTTCATCCGTAGGTTCGGACATGAGATTGAATCTGAACTGATGGAAGTGACAGTCTGAAAACTGGCACAAGGGGGGTTGAAATTCCCCCCGATCCGTTCTACATTACATTCGTACCTGAGAGACACACATGTTTGACGAACTCTGGAGTGAGATTCAAGATGCTCCTGGTGAAATCTTTGACATTCCTGAACTGAATGACGAGGATTTCAACATGAATGAGTACCTTGCCGCCGACTACGATTATTGATGATTCTCGCATCTGTTGCCCTTCGTTATCACTTTCACCGACTTGCCACTATGAACCCTGATACCTACACTTTCTCTGGCGATGCTATCACCTTCCTTGGTTTGGTTGGTGTCACTTCAACGCTTCTCATCGTTGTTGTTGCTTTCCGTCGTTTTTTCAATTCTCCTTACAATTATCGTGTGCCAGTTGTGAAAGTGGCACAGGATTCTCCCGTTGGTGATGAATCCGTTGTATCTTATGAAAGTTCGCAAGATTCGTGATGGCGATTCGTACAGTTCAGATCACCGACATTTCGTTCGATTGTTCTCTCGATGATAGCGATTGGACAGAAAAAGATCAACTGGAAACTGAAGAAATGCTCCCCAAAGCATACATCGGACAGGTGTTTGAGTTGGAGGTTTCCGATGATGCCGATGATTATGAAGTTACAGAGGAACTGCTAGAAGAAGTTTCCTGTTCTTCTGGTTGGTGCATTAACAACATCGACTTTCGTTACGTTCTCAAATGACTGACAAAACAGAACTCTTTGAGTTTTTGTATGACAAATGCTATGAAAGTCCTGAACTTCTAGATGTCATTCTCAAAGAGTATGTTCATTCTTTGAGTGATAACAAACTCGTTGAACTTGAAGACTTCCTCACTAACAACTTCGGAGACGACTGATGTACCGCACTCTTGGACAACTTCGTGACTCTATCAACCAAATGATTGAGAGTCAAGGTGAGGACGCAGGTTGTGCTGCGTTCGTATTCACTCAACATGATGTGTTTGAGTTTAACGAAGAGACTAATCAGGACGATTATTTCTCTACACTTTTCACTCAAGATGTTCTCTGTGATGTAGGCGGTTCGTCCTACATTTATGAACAGGTTGGTGAAATGATTGACGACGCAATCCGCCTTCGTAAAAAACTGCCCCTCTACGCTAACTGAATCATGACTAACTCCAAAGAGCAATGGATCAAAGACATGGCGAATAAGATTGACATTCTTTCTGTCCGCGAACAAATCCAAGAGGATTTGATTTGTCTTCTAGCAACACAATTTGATGATGAGGGGCAAATGGATGAAGTCCAAAGAATTGCCTGTGACATTGTTGTCCGTAACTTTGAGAAGCTGAACTGATTATGACCAACACTACTATCACTCTCAATCAATTTCACGATCTGCTTTCTGATTCTTATGCAGTATCTGTGAATGATACTCTATACTTTGTAGGGTATGATACGGACGACAATCCTTACATTTCCGACAATGATGGGCAGGATTATGTTGATCTCTCCACTGTAGATGGTGACATTGAAGTTCACAAAAACTATGTGTTCTTTCATGTGAACGGTGAACCTCTTCAGATGGTTTTTCTCAACATTAAATCACTTAATTTCTGAAATTATGACTCTCACCACCCAACAACTCAACCAACTCGTTGAACTCTACGCTGAGCGATGTGTAGATGACATGGACACGAAATGTTTGGAGCAGTTCGTGTATGATACCATCTGTGAGAACATGTATCACATGGGTGAGGAAGATGTTCTAAATGAGATCGCCAATGTGTATGATGAGGATGTCATTCAGGAACTGGTGGAGAGTGTGACAGTCGAATAGGTGGCACAAGGGGGGTTGCGATGCCCCCCGTTTGCTGCCATACTACGTTTGTTGCTGAGGAATTCGCAAATGCGTGTCATCGAACGCCAAATGAACGATGCTATCACCAACGCTAAGAATTGGTGCTCTGGTAACACTCAAGTGTGTTGGGATGGTGCTGCTCAAGTGGCAGAAGTGTTCCTGCATGGTAACCTGATCGCTAAGATTGGTTCGTGCTGGATTCAACTGTTCGACGGCAATCATCAGACCAAGACGACCAAATCCCGCCTGAATGCTATTCTTGCCGTTCATGGAATTGACGGTGAGCGTGTATTTCAAAAGGACTTCAATTGGTTTGTGACTGTACCGAATGGCGGTGCAATTCCGTTCTTCAGTGGTATGCGCCTGAACTGACCTTGTGACATTCGGGGAACTGACACACGGTTCCCCCAGATCCCCCGAATCCGTGCCATACTAAAAGCATGAAAAACACTCACCTGGAACACCCCGAAGACTGCATCCTGAACGGTGATCTTACCGTTCTGGATTGGTTCGCTGAACCTGGCAATCTGTCCGTTAAGATTGACGGAGCACCCGCAATCGTGTGGGGAATTGATCCTGCCAACGGTGAGTTCTTTGTAGGAACCAAGGCAGTCTTTAACAAGAAGAAAATCCGAATTGCCCACAATCATGAAGAGATTGATCTCTTCTATGAGGGCAACGTTGCAGACATTCTTCATGCTTGCTTCGATTATCTGCCCCGATTTGAGACCATCTATCAGGGTGATTTCATCGGGTTTGGTGGATCTACCGAATACACTTCTAACCTGATTACGTATCAGTTCCCTGAGGTAGTTTCTCAGAAAATTATCATCGCTCCGCACACTTGCTATTATGCTGAGAGTGATCTGCGCGATGCTCAAGCATACCCTGATCGTGCAATCTGGAATGACACCGACACGGTGAAGTTCGTGAAACCGAATGCATCGATCCTGTACAATCAGGAATCGTTCGCTGATGTTGAGGAAGTGGTAAAGTTTGCCCGCCAAATGGCACAAACTGTCACCTTCGCAACTGATAAGGAAGCGGTCAAACTGAAGCAACAACTTAACGCCTGCATTCGTGAGGGTCGTGATGTTGAGGATGATGCATTTGATTGTGATGCTAACCTGATCCGATTCTGGAAACTGGTGAAGTCGATCAAAGAGGATTGCCTCTACCTCTGCCGCAATGATGGTCCTGCCGCTTACATCGGGCACGACAGAATCGATGCTGAGGGTTACGTTCTCTCCAATCAGTTTGGTATGTTCAAACTGGTCAATCGTGAGGTCTTTTCCTATCACAATTTCAACAGCGGCCGCTTTCAGTGTGCCAGTTGAAAAGGTGGCACAAGGGGGCTTGTAATGGTCCCCGTTTGCTGCCATACTACGTACAGATCAAACGAAACGCCTCAAATGCAAATGGTTAAAGTCTACGCTGTGATCGGTGGTTGGGATTATGAACGTGAAGACTTCAACTCCCTGAAGCTGTTTGATTGCTTCTCCACTGCTAATGCTTATTCCATCTATCTGGAGGAGAATGAGGGTTACGATTACTCCCGATGCAAAGTCATGACGGTGAACATGGAATCCAATCTCTGCCCTGCCTGATTAACTGACACAAGGGAATGGGATGCGCCCTAAAGACACCCAGCAAACCCTATTCTTTTTTCTGCATTATGTCCCGCGATGTTCTTGTTTCGCTCCTGCGTCAAGGTTCTACCGGTAGCGAAATTCTCCAAATTCTTGAAACTATTAGTTCTGGGGTTGATTCTGAATTTGACGCTTCCTATGCTGCAGAACCTAGCGCCGATGCTATCGACTTCTAATCAGACTGTGCCAACCAACTAAGTGGCACAGCGGAGGGTTTCTCCCTCCCCTTTGCCTCTACAATACTCTCAGTTCACAAGAACGCTCAATGATCCGCTCCAATGATCCCCTGACCCTTGCCGCTTCCTGCCCCTGTGGCGGGCATCCTTCCTGCCCCCGCTGTGGTTGGAGGGTGACGGTCTGACCTCTGGCACATGGGGGCAGCGATGCCCCCCGCCAACCCCCTATACTGATCTCAGTTCAAACGACACCGATGCGCTACGAAGTTCACGTTCCCTCCGCCCCTTATGAAGGCGAATCGACCCATGATGAGGGTCGCGCATGGGATCTCTGTCTGGACCTTTCTGAGGAGTTTGGTTACGCTGAGGTTCGCCTCAACGGTATCATCCTCGGTTCCTATTCCAACGGTCGCTGATTCTTACTTCTCCGAACACTTCATTATCATCACCATGAAAATCCTTGCTGCTTTTCTGACTCTCTGGGTTGGTTGCCAGTTTGCACAATCTGCCGCCGCTACGGTATGGGATTGGCAGGAAGCGGAGGCGACTGAATACTGTCACCGTCAAGGCGGCACCGCTGCAGAGTGCGGCGACCTGCCGGGTGCCAATCGCTGAACTGGCACACTAGGGGGCGCTTCCTGCCCCCTGACCCAGTAGACTTCTATCAGTTCAAACAAACCCGATGCGCTTCCCGCTTGCTATGTGCTCCGATCTGCAGACCCGCCAGATTAAGTGGATCTCCCGCGCAGATCAGTTGAAGAATGGTTCCCGCCCTTCCGCTTATGTTCACTGGGGCGTTCCTGCTGCTATCATCGCTGGTCAATACTCTAAGACTTTCGCTAATTAGGAACCGCTTTTTCCTCCTCTTTTTTACTACAACTCCGATGACTGCTACTCTCAACAATTTTCAAACTCTCACCACTGTTACACTTCCAAATGGTAAGTGGAGCACTATTAGCACCGCTGTACTTTGCCTGGCATGTGATGAGAGCACAAAGGGCAACGTTGCTGACGCGAAACATTGGATGGCAGCATATTATGCTCTGAAAGAAGCGATGGGTAATTGACACTTATCGGGGGCATCTCTGCCCCCTTATTCGTTCGTGATATGGCAGTTAATTGTGGGGGGTTTGTTATAACGTCGCCGGGCGCGGTTTATAAAAACCCAACCTCCCCTAACCTACAAAGTGTTACCCAAGCGACCTTTACATAACACGAATATAAAAAAAAATTTTCGCTATATAAAAAAAGAAAAAAAGGATCGCATAAAACAGAGATGAAAAAAAAATTCGGTGATGAAATTAGATCTATAGGAGTCGACCCAATATCTGGGGAATACTACTTAGTAATTCCTGAATGGATTATGAATGAAGCTTCTTGGTATGAGGATACGCAGATTAAATTTGCAATCGAATCCAATGAAGTTATTTTAAGAGAATATGATGAAGAATGAAAAAAGATATGATATTTACTTAAAAAATAAATGTTTGTATCATTCCCTGACTAAAAGTGAGTTTGAAAAAACCTGGAAAATGCTGAACAATTTTATAAGTATTTTTGGCAATGCGAATAAGGAAGATTTGAATTATAAAGAGATTTTCTCACGGAAGGCAGGTTGACAAGAACTATATAATATTGTATGATATTGAAATAGTATTATTAACTTATGGCAAAAGGATTTACTGTAAAAGCAAAGGCACCCACATCTTCTACCTCAATTGAAGAATGGGATTATAATTTGGCAAGAGAAATGATCAGAGGCAAAAGCATTGTCTTTTGTCTTCCTGGTAGAGGAGTATCATATACCTACCTTAAGAATTTTGTTCAGTTATGCTTTGATTTGGTCCAGTCTGGTGCAAGCATTCAAATTTCCCAAGATTATTCTTCAATGGTAAATTTTGCTCGTTGCAAGTGTCTTGGAGCAAATGTACTTAGAGGTCCAGATCAGATTCCATGGGATGGAAAACTGAATTACGATTATCAACTTTGGATTGATTCGGATATTGTATTCAATACCGAAAAATTCTATCAACTTGTTCTTATGGATAAGGACATTGCGGCAGGTTGGTATTGTACGGAAGATGGTATGACAACCTCTGTTGCACACTGGTTAGATGAGGATGATTTCCGTGGTAATGGCGGCGTCATGAATCACGAAACTCTTGAAACCATGAGTAAGCGTAAAAAACCATTTACAGTCGACTATACTGGATTTGGATGGCTTCTCATTAAGCACGGTGTATTTGAGCATTCTGAAATGAAATATCCTTGGTTTGCTCCAAAGATGCAAGTTTTTGAATCAGGAGAAGTTCAGGATATGTGTGGAGAGGATGTGAGTTTCTGTTTGGATGCAAAGGAAGCAGGATTTGAAATCTGGTGCGATCCTCGTATTAGAGTCGGTCACGAAAAAACAAGAATCATTTAATTGAATGACTAACGATATTCACAGTGAGAAGTACACAATCCTTTATAAGGGTAATGTACTATATCAAAATCTTACGGAAACTGAGTATTTTGATATTCTTGAAGATCTGGCAGTTGAATATTATCAAAATGGATCACCACATCCAAGTGAAATAACTACACAAATTATAAAAGGAGATTAAAAAATGGCAAAAGCAAAAGTTGGATTGAACAAGAGCTCTTATATTCCTGGTCCTCCTAAAAAATCTCGTCAAGGAGATGGTGGTGGTACTAAGTATGCCGCTTCATCTCGCAATGGGGCACGAAAGAAGTACAGAGGACAGGGTAAATAACTATATGAAGGATTTGGACGAGTGGATTCAAAGAATTCAACAGTCTCATCCAGATTTAAACGGTTATTCGATTTGTCCGTTTGCAAAGGCAAATACTTATAAAATAATAAAATGTTCGATTAACGACATCAAACCTCTAGATGAAGAGTTTGGTGTCGTTATTTTTATAATTGAGAATCATATTGACCTGAATTATGCTCATCAAAAAATTGTTGAACTGAATCAAAAATATCCAAAATATAAATTTTTCGATGATTTTAGGGATGAGGATAGTTTTATCAATGGAGTTCAGACAAATAATGGAAAATATAACTTAATTTTATATCAAAATTCCGAATTTTTGTTAAAAATGAGAAAAATTCTCTCAAAAACAGATTATTATAGTCTGTGGGATGAGAATTATTTAAAAAAAATTTTAGAAAATGACTTTTATTTAATTGAAGAAAAAAATTCGGGATAGCAACCCCGTAAAAAGTTCTGTTTTCTTTATTTTCAAGTAAAACAGATGGCAACTCAACCAAATCCAGATCGAAATTCAGACTACATGTATCAGATGTGGGGTACTGACAAATTAATTACCGATTATTCTTCGATTCAAGAAAATAAAAAAGTAATTCAAGAGATCATGCACGATGAAATTCCCAAAAATAAGCACAACTTAAGTGAAAGTATGCATAAAAAAATTCGTAATGATGATGATTATGATGATTGGAATTACGGTACAGAACCAACATATGGTTCTTCTTGGTAAGGATCAATATAAATAATGCAAGAAATATTCTTGTCCGATGGCAGTTACTAGAATATCTAGAGCATTTAAGGATATTACATTATCATTTGTTCCTCATCCGATAACGAATGATTTGCAAGTTTTGAAAAATGAAAATGCAATTCGTAGATCTGTCAGAAATTTAGTTGAGACTATACCAACTGAAAGATTTTTCAATTCTATTTTAGGATCAAATGTTAGAAGATCATTATTTGATTTTGTCGATTTTGCTACTGCATCCGTAATTCAACGAGAAATACAAATTACAATTGAAAATTTTGAAAATAGAATTGATAATTTAAAGGTTGAGGTTAATCCACTTTATGATCAGAATGCATTTGATGTTTTAGTAATATTCGACATCATCGGACAAGAATTTCCGACTCAAGAATTTTCCTTCATATTAGAGGCAACTAGATAAAATGCCTTTCACTAAGTTTACCAATCTAGATTTTGATCAGATAAAAACATCAATTAAAGATTACCTCAGAGCAAATTCCAATTTTACGGATTTTGATTTTGAAGGATCTAACTTTTCAGTTTTAATTGATACTTTAGCGTATAATACATACATTACGGCATTTAACTCTAATATGGTTGTAAATGAGTCTTTTTTAGACTCTGCGACTGTAAGAGAGAATGTTGTTTCTCTTGCCAGAAATATTGGTTATGTACCAAGACCTAAGAGATCTGCCAAAGCTGGAATTGTATTGACGGTAAATGTTACTGCACCTACCTCTACACTTACCTTGAAGGCTGGTGTAATATGTCTTGGGAATTATGATTCATCATCATATACATTTTCAATACCACAAGATGTAACAACTCCTGTTAGAAATGGTGTGGCAGTTTTTGGATCTATTGCAAAACCACTTGAAATATATGAAGGTACTTTATTAGACAAAATATTTACTGCTAATACTTCATTAGATCAAAGATTTATTTTGGACAATGATTCAATTGACACCGACACTTTAAGTGTTTATGTTAAAGGTCCATCAGACACTGGACTAGGTGTTGAATATGAAAAAATTGATAATATTTTAAACTTAAATAAGGATTCTAGAATATATCTTCTTCAGGAAATTAAAGATGAGAAGTATGAAATACTTTTCGGTGACGGATTTTTTGGAAAAAAATTAGAAAATGAGTCCGTAATTACTGCAAGATATATTGTATCCAATGGTAAAGAAGGTAATGGTCCATCAAACTTTAGTTTTTCTGGAACTCTGCTAAATTCTGCTGGTGCGACAATAACAAATCCAAATAATACTATAATATCCACCGTTATTCCAGCATCCAATGGTGGCGATATTGAGCCAATTGATTCTATTAAATATTTTGCTCCCAGGTTATATTCTTCACAGTATAGAGCAGTAACTGGAAGAGATTACGAGTCTATAATACAAAACATTTATCCAAATACAGAGTCAGTTTCTGTCGTTGGTGGAGAAGAACTTAGTCCTCCACAATATGGAAAAGTGCTTATTAGTATTAAACCAAAAAATGGAACAATTGTTTCTGATTTTGATAAACGAAACATTTTACTTAAATTAAAAAATTATACATTATCAGGAATATCTCAAGAAATTGTAGATCTGAAGGTTCTTTATGTTGAGATTGACACGTCGATATATTATAATTCCACACAAATAACTACGGTAGAGTCTTTAAGAACCAATATTATTAATTCATTAAACACATATGCATCATCTGTCAATTTAAATAAATTTGGAGGAAGATTTAAGTATAGTAAACTACTACAAATAATAGATAATGTCGATCAATCTATAACCTCCAATATAACAAAAGTTATTATCAGAAGAGATTTGAATGCTTTGATTAATCAATTTGCACAATATGAAATTTGCTATGGAAATCAATTTCATATTGATTCTAAAGGATTCAATATTAAGAGTACTGGATTTAGAATATCTGGCGTTTCTGATTTAGTTTATTTAACTGATGTTCCAAATAAAGATTCAAATGGCAATCTGGATGGAAGTGGTAAAGGTATAATTTCTATTGTAAAAATTGCCGAAGGATCTAGAAATTATCCCGTGGTTATAAAATCTGCAGGAACTGTTGATTATGTTAAAGGTGAAATTATTTTAAATTCATTAAACATCACCTCAACAGCAAGGTCAAATAATATTATAGAAATTCAAGCATATCCAGAATCTAATGATGTTGTTGGATTGAAAGATTTATATCTTTCATTTTCTGTTCAATCTAGTAAGATAAATATGCTTAGAGATGTGATTTCTTCCGGTGATGATATTTCCGGATCAACATTTATAAAAGATTATTATGTTTCAAGTTACTCAAATGGATCGCTAATAAGAGAATAAAATGTCAGGAAATATTTTTGATAGAAAAGTAAAAATTCAAGATATCATCGACAATCAATTACCAGAATTTATTGTCGATCAAAATCCCAATTCTATAGAATTTTTTAAACAATATTATAAATCGCTAGAATTTCCCGGCGGACCAGTTGACATTAGTGATAATTTAGACAATTATATTAGATTAGATAACTTAATTCCAGAAATAGTTTCATTAGATACGTCATTATCTTATAATATTGATGAAGATGATGAAGTTATATACGTTGATAGTACTAAAGGATATCCAAATAGATATGGTCTATTAAAAATAGACGATGAAATTATCACATATACTGGAATTACAACAAATAGTTTTACTGGATGTATTCGTGGTTTCAGTGGAATTACTGATTTTCATAAAGTTAATGATCCAGAAGAACTAGTTTTTTCTCAAAGTAATGCAGAATCTCATAGTAGTCAAACAAAAGTAATAAATTTAAGCTCTTTATTTTTAAAAGAGTTTTATAAAAAAATAAAATATACTTATACTCCTGGATTAGAAAATATAGATTTTTCTTCTGAGATTAATATTGGCAATTTTATAAAAGAAGCAAAATCATTTTATCAGGCAAAGGGGACACCAGAATCATTTAAGATTCTTTTTAGAGTTTTATATGGCGAAGAAATTTCAGTCATTGATTTAGAAAAATTCTTAATAAAACCATCTTCTTCAGAATTTATTCGTAGAAAGGTAATAGTTGTAGAGTCTTTATCTGGTAATCCACTCAATCTGGTTGGACAAACAATACAGAGATCTGACTCACCAGAAAATCAAGCATCAGTTTCAGAAGTAAAAATAATTAATAGAAATGGAAAAATATATTATGAATTATCTTTATTTGTCGGATATGGCACACAAGATCTAATAACCGGTGAATTTTTTATTCACCCCAAAACAAGAGTATTAGAAAATGTATCTATAGGTTCATCTATAATTTCTGTCGATAGTACAATAGGATTTCCAAAAACTGGATTACTAGTGTCTGGAAATAATATAATCTCTTATGGAGATAAGACAGTAAATCAATTTTTAAATTGCACTAACATAGTTGAACAACTTGATTGTGCTGATGATATAAGAGTGCAGCAATTTGCATATGGATATGAAAATGGTGATACCGACAAAAAAGTAGAGATGAGAATTACCGGGGTTATTTCTGGTTTAGATTTTTATAAACCAGTTTATGGATTTAATTCTGGAGATTTCTTTGGTGTTAAAAGTGTTGGTGAAATTATTCCAAATAATAATGATTCATTTAAGCAAATTTTTGCAAATTCTTGGATTTATAATACTAGTTCAAGATACCAAATAGAATCAATATTAGGATCATCATTTAAATTAAAAAGTCCTATAGACAAATCAAGTCTCAAGGTTGGGGATAATGTTGAGATTCTATATAGAGGAACTCAAACTGTAGCGCATTCTACTCTCAATGTACCATTTATTGTTAATATTAATACTTCCACAAATACTGTAGAAGTATCAAATCTCATCAATTTTAATCCAAATTCTGGATCGACATATTTTGATATTCGTAGAAAAATAGATAAAGCAATAAGTACTACAATTCCTATTGAATATGGTAATGATAATGTATTATCAAATATTCAAAATGTTTATAATGAAAATGATGAATATTTATATGTTTCAGCAAATGGATTGCCATCATACACAATCAGTGAAAATATCATTGAAAAAACAATACCATATGCTACAGAAGAATATCTAGATGGAAAAAATGCAACTACTGGATTTTATTCATTAATTAAGATTGTAAATAATCCGTTCAAAACTGGAGATTATATAATTTACAATTCTTCCAATGATATTCCCGGATTAACTTCAGGAGAATTATATTATGTTGAAGTAACTAGTACCGATAGAATAAGATTATATGAATCAAAATCTTTCATTGGTTCTAGTAATTTTGTAAATTTATTGCCTTTATTAGAATCTGATGGACCTCATACATTTACATTAGGAATTCAAAGATCAAAAGAAATTGGAATTCAAAAAATACTAAGAAAGTTTCCAATAAAGAAAAATTTATCTTCTGGAGAAAGAAATAAAACCAAAGATTACAGATCTTTGGGTTTGTTAAAAAATGGGGTTGAAATTTTAAATTATTCTTATTTAAATAAAATTTATTATGGACCTCTGAAGAATGTTTTAATTTTAAATAGTGGAGAAAATTATGATGTTATTAATTTACCCAGAATTCAAGTATCTTCACCATCCATAGGTTCTGGTGTAACTGCACTAATTCAGCCGGTTGTTAGTGGATCTGTTAAGGAAGTTTTGATAGATCCTCAGGATTTTGATATTGAAAAAGTTTTATCTGTTACAGTAGAAGGTGGCAATGGAACTGGATGTAAATTAGAGCCATTTCTAAGTAAAAGATTTAGAAGTGTTTCTTTTGATGGTAGGCAGATATTTGAAGGTGGTGGAATTGATATTACAAATGAAACGATAACCTTTCTTACTGATCATAACTTTAAAAGTGGTGAGAAAATAATTTATAACTCTGTAGGAAATGATATTGGCATAGGTATTTTTGGTGGATCCAATCTAAGTCAGGAGAGAACTTTAGTAGATGGATCTTCATATTATGCAAGTATTGTTAATAATAAAACTATACAAATTTATGAAACTTTAAATGATTATGTTTCCGGAATTAATACAGTAGGTTTTACTACACAATATCTTTCGGGGATACATCAATTTGGAACAGTATCGAACAACACATTAAATTCGGTTAAAGTAATAGATCCTGGTTCTAATTACACAAATAGAACATTATTTGTTGGTCCAACTGGAATTTCTACTATTGATAGTACTGTTACATTTACAAATCATAATTTTAATGATGGCGACCTTATTGAATATTATTCAACTGGAACACCAATATCAGGTATTTCTACAACTAATCAATATTATATTTTAAAAATTGATAATGACACTTTTAGACTAGCAAACGCTGGAACAAATAAAGATACCACTGATTATAATCGTAAAAAATTTGCCACTTTTAAATCATCTGGATCTGGGTTTAATGTTTTTAAATATCCAGAAATTAAAGTTAATATATTAGTATCTTATGGAAGTACTTTTACTGGGAATATTGTAGCCACTCCAGTAGTTAGAGGAAAAATTGTTGATGCTTATTTATATGAATCTGGTGTAGGATATGGATCATCTTTGATAAATTTTGAGAAAAAACCTTTTATTTTTATAAAAACCGGAAAAGATGCTTTATTACGCCCCGTTATAATTAATGGATCTATTGTCCGAGTAGAAGTTGAATCATCGGGCACTGAATATTATAGTACTCCAGATTTATTAGTTGTTGGTGACGGTGTTGGTTGTAAATTGAGACCAGTAATAGTAGATAACAAAATTGTTGATGTTATTGTGTTATCTTCCGGAGTCAATTATACATTACCAAAAACTTCTATTTCTGTTATCCCAGCTGGATATAATGCATTACTTGATATTAAAATAAGGGATTTATCAATTGATAGTAGATCTAGATTTGGAAATTTTGTATTACAGGATTCTAAAAATAAACTTCAATATGGTTGTATATCATACGATACATCATTATTCTCTCAAGAATTTAATGATAATGGTGATTTTCATTCTCCAATTATAGGGTGGGCGTATGATGGAAATCCAATATATGGACCATATGGGCATTCTGATCCTGAAGATTTAACGTCAGATCTAAAAGTAATTGAATCTGGGTATATACTCAATACAAATAATATTCAGAATAGACCATCAACCACAGAATTTCCTTATGGAACTTTTGTAGAAGATTATATTTTTAATAATTCTGGAGATTTGGACATTTATAATGGCAGGTGGTGTAAAACTCCAGAGTTTCCAAATGGGACTTATGCGTATTTTGCAACTGTAAATACAATAAACAATAGTGGAATCTATCCATATTTTATTGGAGAATATTTTAGATCTCCAGTAATTATTGATAATTTTAATTTGGATCAAGATTTTGATTTTGAAAATTCAAAATTAATTAGAAATACATTCCCATATAAATCAAATGAAAAATATGCAGATAATGATTTTATTGTAGAATCTAACGAAATTGTAGATCAGAAAATATTAATAGAGTCTGTTTCATCCGGATCAATAGATAAATGTTTAGTTGAGACTAGAGGGAGTGATTATAAGGTTGGTGATTTTGTAGAAATTGATAATAGTAATACGAATGGAGGGGGATTTAGTGCCAAGGTATCTCAAATTTATGGAAAAGAAGTAGATAGAATAGATACTGAAGTTGATACCTACGATGATTTCATATTTACTTGGACAAATACAAGGGAAATTTCAGCATACATTTCAACATCCCATCAACTATTTGATAACGATATAGTAACAATATCTGGGTTATCCACATTCGTAAATAATCTAAGTGGTTCTAAAATTTGTAAAGTAGAAAGTGATAGTTCAATTCTACTTGCACCAATTCCATCGGGAACAGGAATTGTAACCGATATATACTTGTCATCCATTCCATCGACTCTTTTTATCGATGATGTGATACAAATTGATAATGAAAATTTAACGGTCTTAAATATTTTTGATACTAATAAAATTTTAAGGGTTAAAAGAACTCTTACAGGGATCGCACATACTTTATCTACTCCAGTATCTTTCGTAAAGAATAAATTTAAAGTACAAGTAAAAACTGATTATTTTGAATCAAAAATAAATGATAAAGTTTATTTTAATCCACAATATTCTGTTGGTATTGGAACAACTTCTGGATTAGCGTGGATCGTTCCAACATCAGTCGGTGAGGTTGATAAAGATGTTTCCGTTCCCACACAATCAATATATTTACCAAATCACCCATTTAAAACTGGTCAGGAAGTAACTCTTTCAAAACCACCACTATCTTCATCATTACTTGCTAAAAAAACTTCAGATGGAGCATCATTTTCTCTTCCAAATGGAGATTCTGAAAGAGTTTATATAATTAAAAAATCAAATAATTATATTGGACTATGTACTAATGTAGAATTAACTACAAGTTCTGATGGTTTATTTTTTGTTAATAATGGTTCTGATGAATATGAATACTACTTTGAAAGTAATTACACTCAGGTTACTGGAAAAGTTGAAAGAATAACTGCATCAATAACTTTAAAAACTGAACATAATTTGGAAGAAAATGATATCATAGATTTAAATGTTCAACCAAAAACTACTGTGGGAATTGGAACATCCTCTTCAGTAAAGGTGATATATGACGACTCAATACAGAAAATTTTAATAAATCCAATAGGATTTAGCTCGTCTGGTATAAACACTGCAACTAATGAAATAACAGTAATAAATCATAATTTTAATACCGGAGATAAAGTTTATTATAAAAATGCACTAGGACCTATTCCGGTTGGTCTGCAGACAGGATCATACTACATTTATAGAATAAATTCAAATAAATTTTCTTTTGCAGAAACTTTATATGATTTAAATCTTAATCCACCAAACTTAGTCAGTATTGCTAGTTCTGGAGGATCTAGTCAATTTGTATATAACATTAATCCACAGATTAACATAACAAAAAATAATTCTTTAAAATTTGATTTGAGTGATACATCTTTATTTGGATATGAATTTAAACTTTATTATGATAAAAATTTTAATAAAGAATTTAAATCAACTGAATCTTCCGAAGAATTTATTACCAGTGGTATTGGAACGGTTGGATTAAGCACCGATGCTAGTTTTACATTAGATTTTTCAACACAAATTCCGGATGAATTATTTTATTCTTTAGAAAAAGATGGTGTCTCTGTTTTCAGTGATGTAGATGTTGTGAATTATTCAAAATTATCTTTTGTTGATTCCAAATATAATGGAAGATATTCGGTAACTGGAATAGGATCTACTACATTTTCATTTACTCTGTTGGAAAATCCAATTATTTTGGGATATAGTGCAGATGAGTGTGATATTCTTGAGTATTCAACAACTTCAAAAACAGAAAATGGTGGAGTGAATAAAATAAATATAATTTCAAATGGTTTTAACTATAAAAAACTACCGACTTTTTCAAAAATACTATCAGAAAATGGAAAGGGTGCTTCAATTAGATTATCATCGTCTTCTATAGGTAAAGTTGCAGACATTAAAGTTTTTAATCAGGGGTATGATTATTCTGTTGATAACACTCTAAATCCCCAATCATATTTTCCAACGATATTAGAATTAATCAACACCGATAAAGTTGAAAGTATAGAAGTTTTAGATGGAGGAAAAAATTATATATCCGAACCTTCGCTAGTTATTTTAAATTCGGAAACTCGTGAAGTTTATCCTTATGGTCAACTTAAACCAATATTGAATAATTCATCTATAGGTAGTGTTGAAATATTGGAAACTCCATATGGATTAAGTCCGATTGAAAGTGAGGTATTTTCTATCAATAATACTAATGGAATTCCTATCACTTCGGTAAGTTATAACTCATCAAGTGGAATTGTTACATGTATCATAGAAACTCCAGTCTTAGGATTTCCAACACCAATTTTTTCTACAGGTGATTTAATATTTGTTGAGGGCATTCAAAATACTAGTGAATCTGGTGATGGATTTAATTCATCTGATTATGGTTATGTATTTTTTGAGGTTTATAATTATTTCAACACCAATCCAGCAGTCATAGAATATAAAATTTCTAATTTTTCTTCGGATGGGGGCACTCCTAGCATTAATCCATCTATTAATAGTTTAATTGTAGATTATTCAAATTATCCTAAATTTAAAGTTACCCAAAATAATTCCAAATTTACCATAGGTGAAAAAGTACTAGTGAAGGAAGGTGAATTTTTTGTTGAGAAGGATTTGCAAATTACTTCATCTGGAGACAAAAATGCTTATGTTGATGAAAAATACGATAATCTTGAAATTGGTAATATAATTAAAGGAAAAATTTCAGGGGTAATTGGAGAGATTAAATCTATTTTAAAACAAAATAATCAATTAAATATTGATTCATATACTGAAAAAGATTTTGGGTGGCAATCTGATGTTGGAAAACTAAATGATTATTATCAAGTGACAATAGATAGTGATTATTATCAAAATTTATCTTATTCAATTAAGAGTTCTAAACAGTATGATGAAATATCTAGTCCTGTCAATCAATTACTACATCCCATAGGTCTTAAGAATTTTGCAGATACACAAGTTTCTTCATCTTCTACAGTAGGTGTAAAAGAATTTTTAACAAATGATAGTGTTACAATTGATTATATCGATGAAAATCGAGTTGATACTATTAATAATTTTGACTTAGTATTAGACACCAATGTTGTATCAAATTATTCCAAATTTTTAAGATTAAAAAATAAAAAATTAACAGATTATATTGATTGCATTTCAAACGTCGTATTAAAGATTGATAATATTCAAGATTTATTTTCAAATGTCGATAATAGGGTAGCAAATACAGCAGAAACACAAAAGATTATTACTTATACGGATAATTATTCTGATTTTCTTATCCAAATCAAAGATCCAAAAACTTCAGATATTCAACTAATTGAAATATCTACATTAAATGATCTGGACAATATCTATATTTTAGAAAAAGCGAATATTTTTAGTACAGAAAATAAAATATCAGATATAAATGGATTTATAGATTTTAATAATAAAAATGCATTGGAGATCATACCAGATGATCCTTTCGATACAGACCTTGATGTGAAAATTTTAAAGAGTAATTTTTCATCTGTTGAGTCTGGTATTGGAACTTATTCTATAGGATTGGTGAATTTAAGTGGAATTGCTGCTACTAGTGGAATAGGATCAACTGTATCAATTATTAGTTTTGATACTAACCAGTTATCTTCAGTTTATGTTAGTACTCAAATTATACAAAAACCTAGTGGTGAATCTAATTTTGTAGACATCTATTTAACTACTGATGGTACAGATTCTTATATTTCTGAATATTATTTTGATACTCTAGACAATACATCATTATCATCAAATAGTATCGGAACATTTTCTTCATATATAGATTCTCAAATTTTAACTTTAACTTATGAAAATAGTACAGATAGTGAACTATTGATAAGATCTAAGGTTGTAGGTTTTGGATCTACAGCATCTGGAATAGGAACTTACATATTTTTATCTGATGATCAACCAGAAGACTCTACACAAAGTGTAAAGTATGATTCTAATTTCTCAGTTTCTACCGGAACAACAACAATAGTATCTGAAGATTTATCAAGTATAAGTGCATTTAAAACTATAGTTAAAGTATCTATTGGAAACACAAGTGCTCTTCATCAAGTATTAACTATTCATAATAGTGAAGATGTATATACAAAAAATTACCCCTTCTTGTCAATAAACAATTCATCTGGTATAGGAACTTTTGGTGGTAGATTGAATGGAACTAATGTTGAATTAGTGTTCTATCCAGATTCTGAATATAATTCTAGCCAATATTTATTGCAATCTTTTAATCAGGCATTTTATTCAGAATATGACTCATTAAATACTCCAAATCAACTAGAATATGGGAAAATAAGAGAGTCTGTTTCTATAGCATTCTTCAATGCTATTAATGGTGATAGATATTCCAAAAATAGTTTTCCTTTAGAACATAAAAATTTCTCCATATTTGAAAAAACTTTTAATCCGACAAATTCTTCAATTTTAGATCCATCAACTGGTATATTTACAATAAAAAATCATTTCTTTAGTACTGGAGAAAGATTAATTTATACTGAGGGATCTACATTCAACACTATTTCTCCATTACCACTTGGAATAGGATCTACTTTAAATTCTGTTGGAGTTTTAACAACTATTCTTCCAAAAGAAGTTTATGCCATCAAGATTGATGAAGATAAATTTAGAATATCTACAAGATATGACTATTCAACTACTGGGTCTGGGATAGGTGTAACCTTCACTTCACTAGGATCTGGAAATGCTCACAAATTTGAAATGTATAAAAAACTTGAAAAAACCGTTTTATCCTTGGATGGGGTAGTTCAAAATCCAATTAAATATACGCCAATATCACATACATTGCAATATAATGGTGGTCAAGTTGGAATAGATACAACTATATTTTCTTTAAGTGGAATATCATCAGTTTTCTTTTTTGATGTTCTAAAAATTGATGATGAGTATGTTGATGTTGTAAATGTTGGGTTGGGTCAAAGTAGATTTGGTCCTATAACTGGAATAGGAACATTTAAATTAGTGGAAGTTGAAAGAGGTTTTATAGGATCTTCTGCCACATCTCACACTGATTCTACGAATGTTAGGGTTTATAGGGGGGCATATAATATTAAAGGAAGTAAAATTTATTTTACTAATGCACCAAAAGGAAGATCTTTATCTGATGAAAATGAAACTAATTTACCAAGACCAGCATCATCTTTTAATGGAAGGGTATTTTTAAGGCAAGATTATACTACTAACGTGATTTATGACGATATTTCTGATCAATTTACAGGTATTGGTGTTTCTATGAACTTAACTGTTCAGGGAATTAATACAACTGGAGTTCAACCTGGTAGTAATTTAGTTTTTATTAATGATATTTTCCAAACTCCATCTACTGAAAATAATTCAGGAAATAATTATGAAACTGTTGAAGAATCTGGAAAAACAAAAATTGTATTTACAGGAATAACTTCTTCAAATGGGCAAATTATAGTCTCAGAAACTGATGTAAATCAAAATCAATTACCAAGAGGTGGTATTATTGTTTCTCTAGGATCGACCGATGGAATAGGATTTGCACCGCTTGTAGGAGCTTCTGTGACTGCATCAGTATCTGGTGGCACAATAACCTCTATTGGTATTGGAACTACTGGTAATTGGGGATCTGGATATAATAAAAATATTGGAATTGTATCAATAACAGATTCAACCGGAACTGGCGCAGTAATTTCTGCAATTGTTGGATTAGGTGGTACTTTATCGTTTAATATTAGTAATGGTGGAAGTGGATACACTAATCCACAATTAATACTTCCAGAACCCTCATATGAAAATTTACCAGTTATCGGTGTTTCAAGACTTTCTACAGGCATAACTACCGAAACTGGAACTGGATTGCTTATGAGTGTTGAGGTAGGACCCTCTTATGGTAGCACGGGAATTGGATCTACTTATTTTTCAGTAAATTCATTCAAAATCACTAGACCTGGATATGGTTTTGAAATTGGTGATGTTTTTAAACCAGTTGGTCTAGTAACTGACGCGAGATTAGCAAATCCAATAAGTGATTTTACACTTACAGTTACAGAAATATTTACAGATTCTTTTTCTGCAATAGAATTAGGTGAACTTGATTATATTGATACAATAAAGTTTTTACAAGATGGTGAGAGAGTTAGATTTCCTTTGATTTATCAAGGAAATACATTAAGTTTTGAAACGAATAATCCAATATTAGATTTAAATTCTGTTCTATTAATATTCATTGATGGTGTAATTCAAGATCCGGGAGTTTCTTACCAATTTTCTGGAGGATCATCATTTACATTTACGGAACCACCAAAACCTGAAAATAATATAGCGATATTCTTCTACAGAGGAACTAGAGGTGTTGACAGTAATATTGTCAATGTTGTGGAAACTCTCAAGGTTGGTGATACAGTTCAGGCTATAAAAAATGATAATATATATGGATCAGTATCTCAAAATCCAAGAACAATTGTTGGTATTAATACTTCAGATGAATTTGAAACAAATATATATTTTGGTCCAGGAATAGAAACTGATGAACCAAATTATAAAATTTTAAGTTGGACAAAACAAAAATCTGATTATATAATCAATGGACAACCTGTATATAAGTCAAGAAATTCTCTAGAGTCTAGAGTATATCCAACTGCAAAAATTATTAAAAATGTAAATGTTTCTGATAGTGAAGTATTTGTTGATGATTCTAGATTTTTCCTATATGAAGAAAATGAATCTCCAATAGACATTATAGATTTTGATGTTTTAATTGTCGAAAATAGTAATCCGGTTTCGGCAGGATTATCTGCAGTTGTTTCTGTTGGTGGAACAATTCAATCGATAAGCATCATTAATCCTGGATCCGGATATACTGGCGGATCAATTGATGTAAAAATATCAGCACCACCAAATATAATGAGTGGTATTGGATCAATTGCATCCGCAGTAGCAAACATTTCTAATGGATCAGTATCTACTCCGATTACTATAACTAGTCCAGGATTTGGATATGATCCTTCTATTCCAGTTCAAGTTATTGTTGAATCTCCTGCAGTTAGATATGAAAATATTAGAAATGTTGCAAATGTAGAAGGATTTTCTGGGATTGTTACTGGAATTACAACAACAACAGGAACACTTTCAAATCCACTAGCTCTCAAATTTAACTTAAGGAGCACAGATGCATTGACTTTTGATGGTCTGGAAGTTGGATACCCAATTTACATATATGATACTAAGGTTGGATCTGGAGTTACTTCTATAGATTCTGATAATTCTGCAGTTATTGGTGTTGGAACTCAATTTTTAAATAATATTTACTATATCCACTCCATAACAAAATTAGCTGCGAATGCGGAAATTATATGCAATGTGAAGTCAGATTCTTCAGTTATTGGAATTTCAACATTTGGATCAATAACAAATCCGTTAGGGAGATTTTCTTGGGGGAGATTGTCAAATTTTGAAAGACTATCACCCATAGGCATTGCAGTTAGTTCCTTTACCATAAATTCAGGTTTATCATCATTCCCAGTAATGCAAAGAAGAGGATATGGATTTGAAGGTCTTGGAGCATTAAGACCAAATATACCGATATAAATAGTAAAAAAACTTTTTAAAATGGCAGCAATTGTCTCAGATAATTTTAGAATATTAAATTCTAAAAATTTTGTTGATTCTGTTCAAAACGCAGATAATTCTTATTACCTATTTTTGGGTCTCCCAAATCCATCTGGGATAGGTTTTGGGAGGACAGATAATTGGAATGAAAATGTTCCACAACCTGTGGACAATTTTAGTTATTTCAATCATTATAAAGATACGATAATTTTTGGCAAAAAAATTATCGGAAACAATGTGAGAAGATTAATAAGAAGAGTAGATTGGACTAAATCTGTAAGATATGAAATGTATAGGCATGACTACAGCTTATTTAATTCATCTCCAATAACAAATTCATCAAGACTTTATGATGCCAACTACTATGTAATAAATTCAGATTATAGAGTATATATTTGTATTGATAATGGTTCGTCTGGGGAAAATCCAATCGGAAATGCATCTCAAGATGAACCAACTTTTACTGATTTGGAACCATCTCCTGCTGGAGAAAGTGGTGATGGGTATATTTGGAAATATTTATTTACTATTTCTCCATCAGATGTAATTAAATTTGATTCTACAGATTACATAGTTCTCCCAAATGATTGGGAAACATCAACAGACCCCTCAATACAATCTGTGAGGGAGAATGGAAATAGTGAAAATATACAAAATCAATTAAAAAAAATATATATTAAAAATGGTGGTTTAGGTTACTTTAATATTGGAGAGGTCGATATTTTAGGTGACGGTGTAGGAGGTAAAGCCTTAATAACTGTAAATGATGCCGGAACTATAGTTAGTGCAACTGTTACTTCTGGTGGCACAGGATATACTTATGGTATGGTTGATTTGAGAACCAGTGTATTAAATCAACCACAAGAGTTTGCCGAATTGATTCCGATTATTCCACCATCAAAAGGTCATGGATATGATATTTACTCAGAATTAGGATCTGATAGAGTTCTTGTTTATGCAAGATTCGATGATTCTACAAAAGATTTTCCAATAGATACAAAGTTTTCGCAGGTTGGAATAATAAAAAATCCATCACTTGCGACATCAGATACTATTTTTACTGATGAACAATTTTCTTCCCTATATTCAATAAAAATAAACAACGTTAATAGTGCTGGAACTTTATCTATTGGTGATAAAATTCGCCAACAAGTTTCATCTGGAATAGCTTATGGATATGTTGCATCATATGATGTAGAAACCGGTGTTTTAAAGTACTATCAGGATAGGTCCTTATATCTCAATCTAGGATCATCTCAAACAGATTATGTAGGTTTATCCACATCAGCAAAGACATTATCTTTTGAATCATCATCTAATCCAATAATTTCAAATACATTTTCTGGATCTATAGATCTCAATTTTTCTGGAATAACAACTAACACTGGATCTGCAATAATTAATTTGGGTGTTATTTTTAATTCTGGATTAGCAGATCCAGAGATAAATAAAAAGTCTGGTGAAATAATTTATTTGGACAACAGAGCATTGATTTCTAGAAATTCTAGACAAAAAGAAGACATTAAAATTATACTGGAATTCTAACAAATGGCCCAAAAAACTAATCTAAATGTAAGTCCATATTTTGATGACTTTGATGTAAATAAAAATTTTTATAAAGTTTTATTTAAACCAGGATATCCTGTACAATCTAGAGAATTAACGACTTTACAATCTATATTACAAAATCAAATAGAGTCATTTGGAAGTTCTATATTTAAAGATGGGTCTCTTGTAATTCCAGGATCAATTACTTATGATTCTGAATATTATTCGGTAAAAATAAATTCGGAACATTTGGGAATTCCAGTTTCTTTATATGTCAATGAATTAGTAAATAAAAAAATATCAGGAACAGTATCTGGCACAACAGCAACGGTTGTTAATTATAATATTCCACCGGAAAATGGAGTTGAATATGTTACTTTATATGTAAAGTATTTAAGTTCCGGTTCTGATTTTAATAATTCACAATTTGTTGATGGTGAAAATTTAATTGTAAATGAAAATATTGTTTATGGAAACACTACTATTAATCAAAATAATACTGTAGCAACTACTATTAGTATTAATTCAACCGCTGTTGGATCTTCAGTTGGAGTTAATGATGGTGTTTATTTTATAAGAGGTTCTTTTGTAAATGTTTCAAAATCTGAGATTATATTAGATCCTTATTCAAACAAAACATCTTATAGAGTAGGATTTACTGTCTTTGAAGAAATCGTAACATCGAATGAAGATAAAAGTTTAAATGACAATGCATCCGGATTCTCTAATTTTTCTGCTCCAGGTGCAGATAGGTTTAGAATTTCTACAGAATTAACCAAAAAAGAATTAGATGACTTTGATGATAAAAATTTTATTGAAATAATTAAAATAGTTGATGGGGAAGTCAAAAAGATTCAAGATAAATCATCATATTCTATAATAAGAGATTATTTTGCTAAGAGAACTTATGAAGAGTCTGGAAATTATACAATTATACCGACAAATGTTAGTGTTCAAAATTCACTAAGTGATGGTATTTCTAATAATGGAATTTATAACCTAGATCAAAAAACTGTCAACGGAAATACACCTTCAGATGATTTATTGTGCGTAAATATTTCTCCAATAAAGGCATATGTATATGGATATGATATTGATATTTCCGAAAACACTATTTTAGATGTTGAAAAACCTAGAGAAACCTCATCAGAGTCTTCATTTGTCCCATTTGAAATGGGAAATTTACTTAAAGTTAATAATGTATATGGAACTCCTTTAGTTGGCATTAGCACTTCAAATAATATTGTATATTTTTACAATCAAAGAAGATCATCTTCAACAACTTCTGGGACAGGAACCAATATCGGACAGGCAAGAGTATATTCCCATAGTTTAACTGATGCGGCTTACTCAGATAACGCCTCAATTTGGGATTTGTATTTATTTGATGTTCAAATATATACTTCTCTAACTTTAAATGAAAGTTTAAATTCATCCGAATGTCCAAAATCTTCATATATTAAGGGTGTTAGCTCCGGAGCTTCTGGATTTACTGTTGCAGATGCAAGTTCTTCAACAATAACATTGACACAAGTTTCTGGATCATTTATTAAAGGTGAGCAAATATTAATAAATGGTGCAGAGTTATATTCAAGAAATATAAAATCATTAATAAAGTATAATAGTCAAGATATAAAATCAGTATATCAAGATACTACATCGGTATCATCTGGATTAATACCAACAGATTTTATAGCAGATACAGTTCTCTATAATAAAGTACAACAAGGATTTAATATAGGTGATAGTATATCAATAACTAATTTGGGATCAACAGGAATTGCAACTTGTCCCGGAAAATCATTTCTTGGAATTAGAAGTGATTCTATCATTAAATATCAAAGATCTGACAAGTCTGTACCTACTTACAATAGAGTAGTATCAGTATCTTCTGATGGATCTACATTGACAATAGGGCAAGGAACTACTGTCACGTCAGTATCTGATGGTGCAATACCATCAAATATTTTAACAAACTTCAGCATTGTTGATCCAATATTGAGGGATCAGGAAAAATCTTCTTTATATACTCCACTAGCACATACAAATGTTTCTTCTGTAGATTTAGGTAGGTCAAATTTAATTATATCATATCAAGTTAAAGGAAAAACTACAGATTCTAATGGAAATCTTACAATAACTAACTCGGAAATCGCAGGAATCACAAGTACTTATTTTACAGCATTTGATGAAGAAAGATATTCAATTTCATATAGTAATGGAACTATAGAGCCTCTGACTTCTGATCAAGTGGATGTAAATAATGCTGGATCTCAGGTAACCTTTTCAGGATTATTACCAAGTCAATCAAATATAACTGCTAATGTTACATTAAATAAAACTTTAGTAAGAAGTAAATCTAAGAATCTTTCTCGTAGCAAAAAAATAATTATAAACAAGTCAGTTTCTGGTGTTTCTACAATAACAAATGGAGTGACTTATAATCAATATTATGGACTACGTGTAGAAGATTCTGAAATTTCTCTTAATGTTCCAGATGTTGTAAATATTTTGTGTGTTTATGAATCTTTAAATACATCTCAACCAACTTTAGATTCTCTAGTATTCCCATCTGGAATTAACTTATCGACAGAATCTGTTCTTGGTGAAAAAATAATTGGTAAAACATCAGGATCTATAGCACAAATAGTTACTAGATTTTCAAATAGCATAGAATTTGTTTATTTAAACAATAAGAAATTTATTGCTGGGGAAATAGTAGATTTTCAAGAGTCTGCAATTAGTTTATCTATACAAAGTATAGTTTTTGGCAATTATTTAAATATCACAAATAGATATGATCTGGATAAAGGTCAAAAAAATGAATATTATGATTATTCTAAAATAGTTAGAAAATCTCAATTTTCAGCACCAAATAAACAATTATTAGTAATATTTGATGCTTATGAGATACCATCCAACGATAATGGTGACATTTACACAGTCGATTCATATGGTTCAGATAGGTATAACAAAGATATACCATCAGTGAATTATTCAAATGGAAGTTCAATAACTACATTACGCTGTAGTGATATAATAGATTTTAGACCAAGGGTTTCTGAATTTACATCTACAACTTCATCACCATTTTATTATGAAAATAAAACTTTTGGAACTTCAACGTCAATAACTCCAAATGTTGTTATAACTCCTGGAGAATCTTCCTCAATTGGATATAGTTTTTACTTGCCTAGAATTGATAAAGTTGTTTTGAACAAACTAGGGCAATTGTCTCTGATAAAAGGTGTATCGTCATTAAATCCGAAGGAACCTACTAATATTGAAGAAGCAATGGATATTGCTTCTATTGAGTTACCTGCATACTTATATGACTCTCAGATTAATAATGTTAAAATTAAACTAATTGACAATAGAAGATATACGATGAGGGATATTGGTGGTATTGAAACTAGAATTAAAAACCTAGAAGAAATTACATCACTTTCGTTACTGGAGTTAGATACAAAAACTTTACAAATACAAGATGCTGACGGTTTATCTAGATTTAAATCTGGATTTTTTGTAGATGATTTTAAAAATAATGATTTATTAGATAAAACGAATAGTGATGTTCAGTGTTCTGTTGATACGGAAAAGAAAAATCTCTTACCAATGTCACATTTATGGTCAATTAAACCTCAATTGGCATTAGATCCTAGTATAAATCCAGAAACTGCAGATTATTCTGATGATTTAGTTTTACTTGATAAAAATGTCAGAAAGACTGGGGATTTAATTACATTAAATTATACAGAAAAAACATGGATACAGCAACCATTTGCTTCAAGAACCGAAAATGTAAATCCATTCAATTATATAGAGTATAAAGGGTCTATAGTATTAAATCCTTCAAGAGATGAGTGGGTTAGGCATGTTTATATATCAAGATCTAGGACTGTACTGGCAAATAGAAGAACAAAACCATATGATTACGTCGAATCTTTAAAAACAACTGTTCAAGAAGAATCTTATGCTAGAGAAAGAAATGTAGAATTCAGAGCAGGGGGTTTAAGATCTTTAACTCAACATTATCCATTCATCAACAATTCAAGTTCTATCTTCGTTGTTCCAAAACTAATTGAAATTTCAATGACATCTGGAATTTTTGAGGTAGGTGAAACTATTTTTGGGCAAAGTTCTAAAGGTCGTCGTCTAACTTTTAGAGGAAGATGTGCTCAACCAAATCATAAATTTGGACCATACAACAATCCAACAAAAAAATATACATCAAGTCCATATAATACTTCTCAAATTTTATCATCAACATATTCTGCAACATCAACGATATTAAATATTGATACTTCTTCTTTATCCGAAGAATCACTTGGAGAATTTGGAGGATTTTTATCGGTTGGACAGCAAATTATTGGTGAGACTAGTGGTGCAACTGCAGTAGTTACAAATATTAGATTGGTTTCGGATATCAATGGTCAAATATCAGGTTGTTTTTATATTCCTGATTTTACAAATAGAGATGTTCCTATTTCATTTAAAATACCAACAGGGGATAGTACTTTAAAAATAACCGCTAGCCAAAATAACGATGAATTTTCTTCCCCACAAAGTGATGCTATTGGAATTTACAATGCTTCTGGTGTTGTAGTAACTACTGAAGAATCTATAGTTCAAGTAAGACCTCGCCCCCCACAACCAAGAAGACGTAGAAGAGGCAAAGATCCCCTTGCCCAATCATTTACTGTTGATGAAACTGGGGCATTTTTAACTTCGTTGGATTTATTCTTTGCTAAGAAGGATTCAACAGAAAACGTTTATGTAGAAATTCGTACTGTTGAATTAGGAACACCTACTGCAGACTTAGTTCAAGATTATGCTAGGGCCATATTAGATCCTTCTGATATTGAAGTGTCTGATGATGCATCAATTGCGACAAATGTTAAGTTTCCATCTCCAATATATTTGCAACCAAATACAGAGTATGCAATTGTAGTGCTATCACCAACAACAAATAATAATGAACTTTGGATTGCAAAAACCGGAGAAGTGACAGTAAATACACAGGATTTTCCCGATGTTGAATCTACAATTGTAACTAAGCAATATATTGGTGGGAGTCTGTTTAAATCACAGAATGGAACTATATGGACAGCTTCACAATATGAAGATATGAAGTTTAAGTTATATAAAGCAAACTTTACTTCAAAAATTGGAGATGTAATTTATTACAATCCTAATT